GTTTCATAAAGTAACAACTTGTAGAAACTCCCGCCATTTAAATTGGGCATCTAAACCAAAACCACAAAAACATAGTACGCCTCACCTAATCGGGTTGGGCACTATATTTCCGTATAGTTTAAGTCTTAAAAGAAAGTAAAATCATATTTTGTGTTCTATATCCGGATAGAAAACCATTATAAAACCTTAATAAGCAAATCCGGTAAAAATCGGTTTTATAATCTATGCAGGAGCAGGTGGAGTGATATTGATCAAAGGAACAGTTGAAACAAATGTTCCGAAGTTTAAATCATCAGCACCGGCCCTGTAATAAGGGTTGGCCCTCAAATTGATAGATGGTGAATATTGGAAGGCCACATTAACTTGTGTACCTCCTCTATTCATGTCGTATCCTAGGGGGTTAGTTGGTCCTTTAGCGTTACCTAATGTAACTGCTGAATGGGTGTAATGGTAAAAAGGAACTTGTACCGCGATACCTCCCAATTGCTGTAGACCAACAGCATATTGTGTGTTGTAAGATGCTTCAATATAGTTAATGGTACTTACATTACGAATATCAAAGATCTTGTTATTGTCAGGACCTGTAGTGGAAGGTTTCAAGACAGTGAAAGCTTGAATGAGACCAGAAGCAGATGTGACTGGTTGTCTTATTCTTACTCCTCCTCTAACTAAGGCATAAACTGAAGACATATGCGTGAAAATATCAGCTGTGTATTCAGTGTCACTATTGGTTAGAGATTTAGTATAAGTCCATGCATAGGGTGTCACAGTACAGTTCTGTGTAGTAGCGGAACCTGCAGTAGTAAAACCCATGAAACCACCTCTTTTAACCAATGACCTAAGAGAAGTAACAACTTCTCCAATGCAATATTCATCTTTTATAGACGAATTCTCACCTGGAGTAGTGCCACCTACCATAGCGACGTCTACCATAGTAGGGTTACTAACAGTATTGGCGTTGTCCTTAGAAAGGTTAAGGTCCATTTGGTATTGAGCTCCTGCGTAAGGAACTGCTCTAGATGTTCGTGGAACAGCATATTGTAGATCAGGTGCTCCACAAACTTCCATCAACAACTGTACTTCTGAACTGACTGTTTCAGGAGCAACTAGTTCATCAAGTACAAATACCTTGAAACGACCATAAGCTCTTCCCTCTTGATAGGAGGTAGTAGATCTCCAAGGGATAATAGAAACGTAAGGGATTTCAATAACAAATTCGTTTTGTTCACGGATATCTAAGATAGTCTTATGTAAGTAAGCTGTGTCGTTATAAGCGAAATCATTAGAGACGCAACTACCTTCTGAAGGATTAAATGCAAATAATAAACGTCCAGAATGAAACTCAGTTTTAACAACCTTAATTTTGATAATTAGACCGCCAGTATATCTTTCGAAGAAACTACAAAGCCATGTGACTGGGGGCAAATGCACGACTCCGGCGTCAAAACCATCAGCAACTGAAAATTCAGCTGGAGAAAGTTCTTTTTCCGTAATCATGTCGCCAGCATTAGCTGAAACGCCCCATGTAGCAGTTTCGTACCAAGAAAATATACTTTTAATATAGTTAATTGACATCTCATCTAAATCAGTAGAAGAGAAACCAGGTGCGACATGTACATGGTTATCACTAAAAAGTGCTAAGGGCTGAGAGTCATCAGCTTGGTCAGAGTTAGCAATGTAAGGATGAGGAAATCGATTCATTCTTACAACTTTGTCAAGTACAGGAAGTTTTGACCATCCGAAAGTGCTAGCAACGTTAGAGGCGGCTTTAATAGACCAACCTAAAGGAGCAGCAACACTAGACAAGAAAGGAACTCTAGCAAACTGTTCCATGCCTTCACTCACTAGTCTTAGACCAGAAGTTATTGGCCCGTCTTGTTTTATCTCGTTTTCGAAAATGTCAACGTTTTTACGTTTCATTTTCTTATTGCGAGAGAAAGCAGATTGAGCTTCAGCAACAAGTGCGGGTGGCACTTGAGGCGTGGGGATAGGAACAGTGTTACCAAACACTTCTATGTCTTCATAATGCACCCAGATAGTGTAACCTGCGGTCACATTACCAGTTGGTGCAGAGAGTGGGGAATAAGGGTACATAAAAATAATACCTGGATCACCAAAATAAGGATCGGAAAGGGTAGGGCTATAATTCAAAGCTGGGAAAGCTCCAACATAAGGGATACGAAG